CGAGTCTTGGAAACCAGCACCACCGTCAATATTTCTTGCTTCTGTCATAATGTTGTTGAAATGCCAGACGCTTGCTCCTTGACGAAAAACTGTGTCAGCAGAAGGCCAGCCCGCGCCGACTGCAACTGGCAGATCGGTGGGGTCAAGCAAGAACTGGAAACCAGAGCATTCATCTCGGCGATTGCCAACAGCGCCGCCAAACATCCAACGATGCTCAAACAAGTTCATCCAACTACGATCTTTAGATGGATAGAAATTTGTCCAGCTTATATTTGCCTCAGAAAAACCCAAGGCTCTCTGGGCTGCGGTATAGGCGACATGACCACTCGCAAGACCACGTCGGTCAAGTTCACCGAAAGAGAAGTGGTTCCAGATATCAGAGTAATCGTCAGAAGTAACCCTGAACACCACATTGATATGATCGCAAACAGCAGGTTCAGAGAAGATGTGCCATTCGCTGATGGGCCAGTGACAATTCTCAACGATCGACTGACTGCTCAACACGTTTGATGTAGCATTGGCAGTCGATGTGTCGAGGTTGATCTTGATAATTCTTTTTGTCAGAGAAACAGAAGATCCGAACGTCCAGTCAGTTACGACTTCGGTCTGAGTTGCCCAGTCGACGCCGCGAACGTTACCCTTGCTGATCGGCCATCCTGTACCGACACCACCAGCTTCCACCCAGCCATCAGCAACGGCATGAGCAAGAACATCATCCATCAGATCTGTGTAAGTTCCTGATCCAGTTCTGTAGGCCATGTTAGTCCTCTCTTATAGCCATCCAGTGATGACCTTGACGTCGGTCCCTATTCGGGAATAGCTTGTAGTCTTGCAACGAGATAGTGACGATCTGCTCAGGCGCGACGACATTCGCTCCTGGAAAAGCGAAACAACCATCAAGAGCGCCGACAACACCATAGTCATAGTCAATGACTGTGGCGGTGATCAAAGGAAGTTCGTCATTTGGTCCAGCGACAACGTGATCAAGCCAGTGATTACCATTCGTACCATTTGTCCCCATGGGTTGGAAAGGCCAGTCTTCGGATGCGCCGATATCACCATGATGCCAAGGATAAACCCAGTTCACGGGAGTTGTGTCGTAATCGTCCTCTGCCGCAATGGTATAATCGCGGTTTTGAACTTCTTTCCATGCGCCTTCCCAGTCACGATAAAACGCTGATTGGTTTCCTGGATCGCAGAACATTGAAAGGCCAGAACTCGTGATGGACTGCTGCGTCAAATCACCACTCGTTGAACCAACGAATAGTGGGAAAGAGTAGTCGGCAGGTTGACCGAAAGCTGCCATGAACCCAATGTAGGAAGAGCAGTAATCACCGACGCCACTCTTCGTAACAAGGATGATGCGCAAGCTGTTAGAATAGATCCAATACTCGATCTCATTTGCATCCATCAGGTGGAAGACAAGGTCCGGATTTTGTCCATTTTGGTTGTGTGGAGGTAGATCACCGTCCCAGTCAACAGAAGCCTGCCAGCCGATCCAATGACTGTTTTCGTCTTCTGAACTGTAAGGATAAGCCTGGATATAAACTCGGCGAGTTGCGTCATACCCAGCACCTTGCCAAGCCCAGTGACCATCACAAAGCTGATTGGCAGTATTGTCCTGAGACGTAGAAAGACCAGTATGACCTTTCCTACGAGGAGAGTTAGTCGCAGGATGCAAAGGATCTCGATACGTATCATTGAAAGTGAAAGTTTTCGTCTCGCCGCTTGTCCATGAAAGAGGAGAAGCTGGCATATACATCGTGTTCCAGGTCAGACCGTCGTCTGAGAACTGGATAGCTGGCTGACGAGGAGCTTCATCGTCAAGAGGACAGGTAAGCGTTACTTCGCGAATGGTGGTTGCCACACCGAAGTCATACGTCAAAGTAAATTGAGCATCGCTGATAGGGATAGTCCTGCGGGTAGCCCCACCGCCTAGAACATCGCCCCAAGTATCGAGGCTGTCCTCTTCTTGGTTGGAAGTCAAGTTACCAGCAGTAGTCGCTACATTCGCGCCGCCAACAGTAGTGCGAAATTCAAGACCGCTCAGTTGTCGCTGAGTGTCAGAGGTCCTCTGAGTTTCACCCCATACGATGCGCCAGTAGCGAGCAGACTGAGGACTGTCAGTTCCCATGTTCGTGTTGCCGAACAACTTCGTCCAGCCATTCGCAACCAGATGAGTATTGATCTTGTTCAACAGATCTGTCGGAGTTCTGGCTGTTCCTGTCGAGAAAGGCATTTCTTACCCCCGAGAAAGTTGTTGCAGAGTGGACTGGTTCCTCTGCAAGATGTTGAGAACAACAGTTTCGCCTTCATTGCCGTCAAACGCATTAGCGATGTCGCTGGGCGAGAGAACCGCTGCTACATTGACCGGAGGCGATTGTACCACTGTCGTCCCACCGCTGTCTGTTCCATTCATTTTGCGTTGCTGCGCGGCTTGCTGACCGGGCGTGAGAATATCGACCCGTTCGTCCGGACGCTTGTTGAAGGCAACAACTTGCGAATCGGTAGAACCGGGTCCTGTTGGGCTGATACTACCGCCACCAGCAAAGGATGGCAAGATGGATCCACCCTGATTGAACCCAAGGAGACCACCACCGCCAGCGCCGCCACCGGGGATGCCCAGGAAGCCACCAATGAACTGGAGCAGGAGGCGCTGGGCCGCGAGTTTCAGAAGCTGAGCGAAAAGATCTTGGAAAAACTGGCGAACATTGAATTTACCAGTCTTCGCGAACTCTACGATAGCATCAGCAGCTTTATTCGCTGCACCGACAACGAAATTACCAAGCGTTTCACCGAACTGACCAGCAGATTGAATGGCGCTGCCAATCGCAGCCCTGAACCCGCCGCCGAGGCTATTGGATGCGCGATCAGCAGCGATCTGCGTTTCACGCAGTTTTGTATTATATTGTTCGAGCGAGATTGCACCCTGATCAAATAGCTCGTTCAATGCAGCTTGGGTGAGCCTGAGAGTCTCCTGAGGTCCAAGAGTTTCTTGGAGAACTTCACCTTGGATACGGCTGATTTCCAAGAGTTCAGTGGCACGGGCAACCTGCTCGGCCTCGATGTTGCTCAGTTCACGCTTGAGAGTTTTCTCAATGCTGAGGATGTTATTTGTGATTTCTTTCTGAAGACCATACTGCTTCTCAAGCTCGATCTGCTGCTGAAGCTGAGCGAGTTCGCTTGCGAAATCAGGAGCATTTGCAGACGAGCTACCAGAACCGGGTGCCGTTGGCCGGTTCGGGTCGATCTCGCTATCTGTGATAGTTCCTTCGGTAAGTTCTACCGCAGCGATGTTCTCGCGGGCGCGCTCAATCACACGACTTCCAAAGTTGTCCAGGAGGTTCTCGACTTTGCCAGCTTCGAATGCGTTTATGAAACCTTCGCGGAATGCGTCGCCAGCAGCTTGACCACCATCACCAAGATTAGTGCGGAGATTGTCAAGATTTACATCGGCTACTTCTTCAATTGTGGACAGCCCAAGGAAGTCGCCTGCCGCAGTCCCTGCAAGAGCATTGAATGCGCCGATGATCTTGTTGATTGCTTGCACACCGATATTCGCGACATTCTCAAAGCCGGTCACGAAGATATCGACCACGGCATCAATCGCAGAACCAGCCCCCGGCCCAAGCTGACCGAAAGCTGCCACGATACCAGCGATCACACCGATCACAACTCGAGGAATGAAAGTGAACGTATCGATGATGCCAGTGACTACATCGCCAACGACACGCAGTATGCTCGGAAATACCGTACTGAAAGCGGTACTGATCGCATCAAGCGCACCGCTAAAGCTATCTCTGAGAAACGACGTTACGGGAGAGATAGCTTCGGTGATAAGCTGGAAAGCAGCGATAGCAGCATCTTTGAGCGACACCACTCCGTCTTCAGTAACCTTGATACGGTCACCGAACGTAAAGATGGCGATGCCTGCGCCGACGATTGCCGTGACCAGTGCGCCGATTGGGTTTGCAGCAATAAGCGCGAACAGCCCTGCGATGGCTCCGCCCGCCACACGGGCCGCTCCGGCCAGCGTGGGGAAGGTAGCACTAAGGCGGGCCAGTATGCCGCTCTGAGCGGCTCTGGCGGCTCCTGC